TTATTTTATATCTTTTTTTAATAGTTTTTCAAACGCTGTAGTTGCTGTATCTTTTTCTTTGCGTAAGACATGGCCATAAACATTCATTGTAGTATTAAAATCTCGGTGTCCTAATCGTTTTTGAAGCTCTTTTGGAGTCATATTAGGATCGCTAAGCAAATAGGTAGCTGATGTATGTCTAATGTCGTGAAAACGAATGTGACGCAAATTGTGACGTTTGGTGAATCGTTTGAACTTCTTATACAGATAACTTCCACGTGGTAAAGTTCCGTCTTGTTTTGTATCAAATATAAAATAGTGTCTTAATTTCTTTATATTTAATTTCCAACGAATTTTTTTATTCTCTTTGATCAATTCATCTAACATATCAAATAGATAAGCAGGACCGGTTACTATTTTTTCATCATCATCATTTTTCAAACCTGGCAGCAACCGAATATCTGATTTTCCATCCACTTCTGAAATCCGCTGATGAAATCTTATTTCTTGTTTGTCAAAGTCAATATCTTTTTCTTCTAAAGCTGCAATTTCTCCTTGTCTTGCTCCTGTAATAAATGCTAGAACAATTAAAGTTTTAATTTCTATGCTTTCCTCAAATGCTGCTTTTAGCATTGCATGAATTTCTTCTTCCGAATAAGGTTCTTCGATATTCTTTTTTACGCCTTTTTCTTTTGGTATTTTTACATTTTCCACAGGATTTTCTTTAATTGCTCCGTACTCATTTTTAGCCATCAAAAATAAGTTGTTAACGGCGTATAACATACGAAGCTTTGTATTTCTTGATAAAGGTTTATCAGAGTTTCTTCCAGGATCTTTTGTATTGATTCTTTGAGCATTAACAACAATTTTCTTTATCATGTATGGTTTTATATCGATTAGAGGGATAAAATCAAATTTATCAAGAAATCTATTCTCGATCATTCGCTTATAGTTATGATAAGACTTTGGCTCTAAATTTTTTTCGGCCTCTGAAAGCCATATTTTTCTATAAAATTCACCAAAAGTTATATTGAATAAATCCAACGAATCATCGGTCATTCCTTCGAATTGCTCTAACCAGATGTTCAATTCTTTATATGCCGCTCTTTTACTATTCGCTTTTATAGTTTTGCTTTTTCTTTTTGCCGAGCCATCAGGTTTGTACCCTAATACAGCTCTTAGTCTATATGTTTCATTGTCTACTTGTTCTAAGTATCCTGTTACTTCTGACATAATTGAATCAGCTCTCTTTCTCTGATACAATAGGAACTATAAAGAAGCCTATCGTATAGGTTTGTTTTTTCTTAGAACACGCTCGCTTTGGTCGGTGGGGCGTGTTTTTTATACTAATTAGTTATGAAGAGCAATTGAAACTGTCTCTGTTCCAAAGTAACCTGTTTGTGCTTGCAATACATTATTTTGTGCATTTGCTTGGGCTTCAGAGATATCAAAAACTATTTTACCAGTTTGTTGCATATCAGGATTTAAGCTTTCCATAAAGAAAGAGTTAGTGATATTACCATTTTCATCTTGATTTGCCGACATAGATGCAGCCGAATCAGCTTCGAAAGTTTTTCCATCTGCTTTTAATTTGAAGAATGAGCTATCAACAGTCACAGCCTTATCACCTGCATTTTTTACAGATAAGTCAACTACTAAGAAAGTGTCTTTTGCGTTAGTAGGAAGTACAGATGGGCCAACTTGTTTTACTACTTCAACGGAGTTTACTTTGTATTCCATTTTCCCTACAGCAACGTCATCACCGATTTTATAAGTCTTTTCTTCTTTTGTTGTAGTTTCTTTTGTAGTTTCTTTATTAGTACTTGTTGATGTTGCAGTAGCTGAATCTTTGTTTTCACCGCCACTTAGAGCACCACCAATACCAAAAAACAAAAGTACTATTAATACCCAAAACCATACCCGTTTATAAAACGGTTTTTTAACCTTATACATTTTCCCATCTTGACCCATAACTTTTTTTGCCATTTAAATATCCCTCACTTCTTGTTATAATATATTTGTGATCTCAGAAATGAGGTATGAGTCCGTGTTGCAGCACGGGCTTTTTTTACTGTGCATAAGAGTATTTTTTCTTGAAATATGACTGGCAAACATTAAAACATTCTGTTCTTAACTTATTATTGATAGAGTAGAATTCCATGAAATTTTCTAATTTGAACTGAGATTCATCAGTCAATTCGTTCTCAATAAAGATATTTAGTAAAATCATAATTGCGATTCTATCAGCTTCAGCTTCGAATTTTGAATGAAAAGTTGTAGAGTTATCGTACAGTACTGAATATTCAAAATGTGAAGCAATGAAATGACCGAGCTCATGGGCTAAATGAAAAGCTTCAGAACTGTCTTCGTGTAGTTTTTCATTCAAAAATACTATTCTTGGTTTTGGATAATAAAAACCTGGTTCTTCCATTTCCATATAGATTAACTTTAAATTATACTCACTCAGCATTTCTTTCAACTTTAAATACATACAACCCATCACTCCAACTATTCATTTTCCTCTAAAGCTTTAGCAATTGCAATCGCTTTACGCATTGTCTCCTTAGATATTTCTTTTCCATCAAAAGAAAATACAGTATCATCTTCTGATAAATCCACATGTTTAGGCGTTTCTTTTTCTTCTCTACCTAGAAGATAGTCTACAGAGACATTGAAATAGTCAGCTACCTTTTGCAAATCTCTTGCTTTGGGTTCTGTTGTTTTCCATCGATAGAAAAGATTTTCGCTAAATCCTAATTCTAAAGCGACTTCTTTCATGCTTTTATCTCTTTGGCTAGCTAATGATTTTATCCTTTCAAACAGTGTCATAATAATGTTCTCCAATCCTAAACAAATAAAAGTACACAAAATGTAAATTATACTGTTGACATAAGTATAAGTTTGTATTATTATTTGTTTGTAAGTTAATTTGATAGAAAAAAAGCAAACTAAAAATACACATTATAGCATTAAGTTTGGCGACCGATTGCATAATAAAGGGTTTGTTGTAGGCTTATTTAACTATGTTTATATAGTATACGATTGTATACTATTAGTCAATAGTTTATACGTTTTTTCTATCATTTTGACTTACAAATCTATATGTAAGGGGAGTGAATAGATGTCAAATCTAGATAACGGCCGTGCTGCAATCAAGAAGTTTATGCGAGAAAACGGAGTAACTATGGAAGATTTGGCTACTGCATATGGATACACACGTGTTCGAATGCAGCAAATTATTGATGGCCATTGGAGTGGACCAAAAGCTAATAAAACTATCTTAGAAATCATCCGTGATTACAGAATTCGATAGGAGGAATTAATCAATGGAACAACTAGCTTTAGTTAACCTCTCAGCCCTCAAAGCTTCTTTGGCAGAATCTGAGATTGCAAATGAAGTGTGGGATACAAAGCAAGCTGCGGAATATTTGAAAACCACGACACGCACGCTAACTAAAGATGCCGAATCTGGAAAGATTCCAGCAGCGAAAGTTGGCAGAGAGTGGAGGTTTAGTAGTATCGCTTTGTATCAGTATCTAAAAGGAGGAAAAACATGGGCAAATTCAACAGAGCACTAGTATTCAGCGCACCGCTAATCATCTACGCTTTAGGGCTTTGGGGAAATAGACAAGCGTTGATAGGAACGATTGTGTACATGGTTTGGATTTTTATAGGGCTTGATGAAGCTGAGTACAGAGCGAAAAAAAGACACGAACGCCAGCAAGCATGATCGTGTCAAGGAAATAAACTATCTTTCTATATTTTACCACAGAAAGGAATGAACCGTAAATGCTAATTGCAACGGATACACTAGACCGCATCTTTTTAAAAGACGAATACAAACTGCGCAATATAGATGCGTCAGGAATTTTAGTATTTGATCTTTATGACAATGGAAAAATTGGTATCTATCAAGCAAGTGATATTGAAGAAACAAACCTTGCTTTCGAGCAAATTGATGATTCTGTGGAATTGGATTTAGATGAGGCAATCCTAGCTTTTGAACAAATTGCAAAATTATTAAAGGAGGCACAAAAGAATGGCAACTCTTTACCAACTCAGCGAGTCATATATCAAAGTCCTGGAACTGGCAGAACAATTGGATGAAGAAATTCTTCGTGATACTCTCGATTCGATTAATGAAGCGATCGAGTATAAAGCAGAAAACTTAGCAAAAATAGTTAAAGAAGTAGAAGGGAAAGCAGAGTTAATCGATAGTGAAATTAAACGTCTACAGGAACGTAAGACATCGCTTTTGAACAATGCTAAGAGTATCAAACACTATTTACAAGAGGAAATGGAAAAGACTGGTAAAACGAAGATTAAAGGCGAATTATTCAACATTGGAATTCAAAATAATCCAGTATCGGTCAATGTAATCAATGAGAACTTAATTCCAAAAGGATTCTTTACCCCTATGCCTCCCAAATTGGATAAAAAGCAATTGAAGGAGGAACTGAAGCATGGAGATATTCCTGGTGCTGAACTCGTCCAAACAAAAGGTTTGAGGATAAGATGATGCAAGTGGAGGTATGAGTAATGGTAAAAAAAATAAAAGCCGAAGATCTATCAGTTGAAAAAGGAACTTACATGATTTACGCAAATCCTGGTATGGGAAAAACTTATTCTTTAGGATTTCTTCCAGGTAAATCATTGGTATTAGATGTTGACGGATCATCATCGACATTGGCAAAGCATCCTAACAAAGAAAATATTGAAGTGTGGGAATTAGATTCTTCTGATATTTGGCAAGAATGGCTTGATACTATTTCAGACTTAGTCGCAAATAAATCTTCCTACGAAAAGCAATTCGACAATATTTGTGTAGATAACATTTCTGAATTGTTCAAAGCGCAATTGGAAGATTTAGGCAAGAAAGGAAAAAATAGTGGTGTTCCTTCTCAAGCCGACTATCAAAGAACAGATTTTATGAATTTGCGAGGTCTTAGAGCATTGAATAATTTAGATTGCCGAATAGTCCTGACTGCATGGGAAACAACAGACACATATACAGAACCTAATGGACAATTTTTTACAAGATCAATGCCAGATATAAGATCAAAAATTTTAAATAATTTTTTAGGCTTATGTGATGTAGTTGGCAGACTTGTAATAAAAAAAGATGACGATGGTAATGAAACAAGAGGCTTAATACTAAAGCCTACTAGTAACGTTTATGCAAAAAACAGATTAGATGAACGTAGTGGGTGTTTGGTGGAACAATTGGTTGTTAGAGCAGGCGGTGAACCGAATGTATCAACTCCGACCGTATCAGATTAAGCTAGTTCAAGAAGCCAGAAAACATCTATCTCAAGGGAAAAAGGGAGTATTGATCCAATCGCCACCAGGAAGTGGCAAATCAGTTGTAATTGCAGAAATTGTTCGATTAGCAACAAGAAAAGGTGGCACAGTACTATTTCTTGCCCACAGGAGAGAGTTACTTGATAACATTCGAGAAACTCTTGAACAAAATGAAGTAGATTTATCAAAAGTCATAATATTGTCAGCTGTAATGGCTAAAAACAGGTTAAATAAATTGCCAAAGCTGTCTCTGATAATTACGGATGAAGGGCATCATGGTAAAGCGAAAACTTATATGGATATTTATAACCATTTTAAAGAAATTCCTAGACTAGGTTTTACTGCTACGCCATACAGACTCAACGGAGAAGGATTTACAGATATATACGAAGAAATGGTAGAAGGACCATCCATACAGTGGTTGATTGATCATCACAATCTAGCGCCTTATCGTTGGTACTCTATTCCTTTGATTGATCGTTCTAAAGTAGATTTTAAAAATATGTCACGTGAAGCTGAAAGTTCTGCGCGATTATTCGAGTCAGATGCCACAATTCAAGGTGACATTGTTAAAAATTATAAAAAATATGCGGATGGTCAACAAGCAATCGTTTATGCTCCAACGATTCAGGTAAGCAAGATGATTGTTAAATGGTTTAACGACAATGGAATATATGCGGTTCATGCAGATGGGAAAACACCTACCAAAGAACGTGATGATATTATGGCAAATTTCAAATCGAAAAAAATCACTATATTATCAAATGTCGATTTAATCAGCGAAGGATTTAATGTACCAGATGTTGGAGTGATTATCCTTTGCAGGCCTACGCAATCAATCGTCTTACATTTACAACAGTCTATGCGAGGCATGAGATATCGAGAAAATAAGACTTCGATTGTGTTAGATCATGTTGGGAACGGAGCTAACTTAGGTTTACCTACTGATGAATTTGAATGGTCGTTAAGCGCTAGGAAAAAGAAGAGTAATGGAAGCAGCAGCGAAGCGCCTAGAATGACTTGCTCAAATTGTGGACAGCAGTTTCTTCTGAAGAGCTTATTAAAGATAGAAAATAAACCACATTGCCCGTTCTGCTTACAAGAAATAGTAAGTGAAGAAAAAGAAAATTCCGTTACTTTTGATGAAGCGGTTCAAATGGTGGAATTGAATGCAGAAAATGCCAAGCTAGCGCGACTTTCAAGAAAGAAATTTTCAAAAAAACAATCTTTAGAATTAAATTATGCGATTGCAAAAGCAAAGGTAAGTTTTGAAGGTAAAGGGAATCCGCTTTTTAAAATGTTTGGCTCACTCACTGCTTATCAAGGACAACATTACTCCATCGATCAATTAGAAGAATTATCGTTGATCAAAGATGTATCAATGGAATCAATTTTAAGAGCTTATAAATGGGCTTTGGAAAAACTCAATTCAAAACAAGAAGAACCCGAATGGGTAAAAAATACATTTTATTAAGGAAGAGGTAATTAATTATGACAGCATTTAAAGTAGATTACAATGAAGCACAAGATTTTGGAGCAGTACCAGACGGAGATTATGAGGTAGTTATTTTCAACGTTACGGAAGATGCCTCAAAAGGCGGCACAGAGTTTATTAATTTTGATATGGTCATCAGAAATGATATTAAACAACCACGACAAAACAGTCATCTTTTCCATAGAGTTTGGAAAAGTAAAGAAACTGGCAAATATAATCGTGGGATGATCATGTCGCTAGCAAAATCATTTGGCCTTCCTGATGGAAAGGAATATCAATCATTCGAAAATTTCCTTGAAGATTTTGCTATGAGACCAGCGAAAGTAAAAGTAAAGAACGAACAATCGGAGTACAACGGGAAAACGTATGACAATACAAATATTAAAAAATTCGAAACCACTAAGTTTCCAGAACTCCAACATCAATGGAAGAAAAACAACGCTGAAAAATCTGTAAATTCCTCACCAGCATTTGATATTTCAGATAATGATCTTCCATTCTAATGAATAATTACGAGCGTATTCCCTTAGAGTTGCGTGAGTTAAATCAGTGGGGGATTTATAAACGCTCATGGAACGAACAACGAGGGAAATGGAGTAAGAAACCTTATGATCCGTTTACTGGAGAATTAGGGAGCAGTACAAATGAGAGCAAGTGGTCTGATTTCAAGACCGCTCTCTCAGCTGTTTCAACTTTTAATGCAGATGGCCTAGCTTTTTATTTTAAACCACCTTATATAGGTATTGATTTAGATGATATAGGTGATGATTTAGAAAGGTATCTTCAAGGCGATGTAGAAAATAACTTAGTTTACGTTTTTATGAATTCTACAAAAACATATTCAGAAATATCAATGAGTGGCAAGGGAATCCATATTATAGGTAAAGCAGCAATCCCTGGAGAAAGACGTAGAAAAGGGAATGTCGAAATGTATACCGAAGGTAGGTTCTTTGCTATTACAGGTAACTTCTTTGGTAATAATGAAGAAATTAATGAGATACCTGAAATCCAAATGAATTTCTTATACAAGCGATATTTAGAAAATGAAACAGTAATAAAACAAGATTTTTCTAAAAGTAATTGGTCAGATGGAAATGACTTATCTGTCAACGAGATCATACAAACAGCGGTGAATTCTTCCACAGGTAATCGTTTTAGATTATTCATGGATGGAGGATGGGAAAAAATATATGATAGCCAATCTGAAGCAGATTTAGCATTTGCAAATGATTTAGCTTTTTGGACTGCTGGAGATTTTCAAAAGATGGATGAAATATTCCGAATGTCTTCGTTGTTTCGAGATAAATATGATCAGAAACGCGGAAAGACAACTTATGGAATAGGGCTTTTAAATAAAGCCATATCTGAGAATACCAATCATTATACTGGCAAAAAAACAGCTGATGATTATTTTCTTTCCATCCCAGGTATCACTGTGGACGAAACTAAACCGACTAAGTTTTATAGCTATGATGATACAGGAAATGCAGAAAGATATCTTGATTTGTTTGGATCATTTACAAAATACAGTTACGTAAATAAATGCTGGTATTTTTATAACGGTAAAAACTGGGAACAAGACAATATCGGTGCCGTTCGAAAATGGGTAGATCAGACTATCGAGATATTCAAAAACGAACCTGTTTCGATACCTAAAGATGCGACTGAAGATGAAGAAAAAGCCTATATTGAAGCAAAAGAGAAACATTTAAGAAGGTCTAGAAACAATGCTGGAAAAGAAGCTATGACACGTGAGTTGAAACACCAAGTAGCGATACTTCCTGATGAATTTGATAGTGATGATATGCTGTTCAACGCTCAAAACGGTTATTTAGATCTTTCTAATGGCATTTTATACGAACACGATATTTCTAAAATGTTCACTCGAATTTCTAACGCTGAGTATACGGATAAAAGTGATTGTCCACGTTGGAAGCTGTTTTTGGAACAGATATTTGACAATAACACTGAATTGATTCGCTATATTCAAAAAGCTGTTGGGTATTCTATGAGCGCATCGATCAGAGAACAAGTCATGTTCATACTTTTCGGTAATGGAAGAAATGGTAAATCTGTTTTCTTAGATATCATTTCTGAAATAATGGGAAGTTATGCCATGGGAATGCAGGCATCAACATTGATGGTTAAACAAGGTGGTAGCAGCGGCCATAACGAAGATATCGCACGATTAAACGGCGCACGTCTAGTAACTTCCTCGGAGCCAAATGAAGGCGTAAGAATGGATGAAGGTTTAATCAAACAACTAACTGGCGGAGATAAAGTGTCAGCATCTTATAAAGGAGGCCACATGTTTGACTATAAACCTAAATATAAGATTTGGCTTGCAACTAATCATAAGCCAATCATCAGAGGAAATGATGATGGTATTTGGCGAAGATTGCCATTAATTCCTTTCACTGTACAAATTCCATTGGATAAAGTGGATAAGAATTTGAAAGAAAAATTGATGCGCGAATTGCCAGGAATATTCAATTGGGCAGTAGAAGGATGTTTGATGTGGCAAAGAGAAGGGTTGAATCCACCGGCCGATATTCAGAGAGCTACAATGGAATATCGAAAAGAAATGGATATTATAGGTGCTTTTATAGATGAATGTTGCGAAACAGGACCTGGTTATTCAATCGGGGCAACGGATCTATTTAAAGCATACGATAAATGGGCAAGAGATATGAATGAACATCCATTCAGTCAGACCCAGTTTGGTAAGAAAGCTGCGGACAGGTTTGAGAAATCAAAATCAAAAGGAAAAGTTGTTTATCGAGGGATTGATTTAAAAAAAGAGTTTAGAGAATTTAACGTATTAGTTCCTGGATTGTGAAACAAAAAAGTTTCACAAATGTGTGTAGGTAGACAGTTGGGTAGATAGTAAGTAGATAGTTTTTTACAAACTGTCTACCCGATAAAACCTTTGGGGCTGTAAGGCTCATTACTGTTAGGTAGATAGTAGGGATAGTTTATATATATAGTAAATAAAATAATAAAAATAAGGAAATATATAAAAATACAGAAGCAACCTAGAAATAACTGTCTACTGTCTACCCGAACTGGTTAATACTTAGAGCCACAAGGGATAGAGCGATTATAAACTGTCTACCCATGTATATATACTATCTACCCGAGCGGGAGGCGCTTATGACAGCAGAAATTGAAATACAAAATGCCATTCGAAGAGAATTACCAAAATATGGTCATTTTGTTTATAGAGGCAATGTGGGCAAAGTGAAGACGATTGATGGCAGATGGTTTGATACTGGATTGCCCAAAGGATGGCCAGATTTATTTGGATGGACTAAAGAGGGAAAATTTTTCGCCATTGAAGTGAAGAACGAAAAAGGAAAGTTGAGACCAGACCAAGTGAAGTTTGGTGATTTTTTGCAAAAGCAACCAGTCCTATATGGTGTTGCACGATCAGTGGAAGAAGCATTGAAAATTGTGGAGGAATCATCATGACAACAGAAGAAGTGATTCAAATGCGAATTCGAAGCCTTCGGCGTGAGATTGACGATCTGGAACGAACAAAGGCAGTGATGGTCAATGAAACGGCTAGAAAGGCAATCGATTTGCACATAGAGAATTTAAGAAGGGAAATCCGTAGATTGGAGGAATGAGCGTGGATAAGGAAGCGGCTTGGCGAAAATTAATGTTGCTGATTCAAGATGAGAACTGGCAAGAAGATGAAGCAGTGGTTGCTGAAGTTCAGCGTCTAGAAAAGATTGCTAACGGACGTATACGAAAAAAGCCAGACAAAAGAAAACAGCGCAAAGGGAAAATCGTCGTTGTTTTACACGAAGGCAAAATTTTGATGCAAGGAACAGCTAGTGAGCTGTCTGCAGAAACTGGATATACGCGTGGGACTATTCGAACGTACGCTTGGCGAAATCACACCGATCGAAAAGGGCACGAATATAAGTATTTGGAGGAAGAAAAATGAACGAAAACAAATTAATCAAATTGGGTGTAGCAGGAGCAGTAATCGTAGGTATTGGAGTTATCGGAGGATTTAAGTTCTTCGAAAAAATCGATAATGGATATGTGGGTGTGCGCTATTCAATGAACGGCGGTATCAAAGATGAAGCACTGACGCAAGGTGTGAAATTTGTAGGGATTGACAAAGTGATCCAATATCCAATTCGCTTGCAAACTATCCAATCAAAAAATATTTCAGTATCTACAAGCGACGGCAAAAAGACAACGATTGATATCAAATATGACTACAAAGTTGATTCAACTAAAGCAGCAAAAATGTACAAGGAATTTGGGAATATCACTTCGGAAGATATCGAAAGTGGATGGTTAAAATCTAAGCTTCAAAAGGTCGCTCGTGAAGTTTATGCGAAATATAGTCTGCTTGATGTCCTTTCAGGAGATTCCTCTAAAGTTGAAGCTGAGGTATTAACGAACTTTGCTAAATCAGTTGAATCTAAAGGGTTTGAAGTCGAAGACGTAACACTTGGTGTTCCAGATGTCGATAAAGAAACACAAAAATCAATCGATGCGATCATTCGAGCTGGTCAAGAAAATGAAAAAGCGAAGCTAGACGCAGAAACTGCAAAAACTCAAGCTGATAGTGAAGCTTACAAGAAAACAAAAGCTGCAGAAGCAGAGGCAGAATCTAATCGCAAAGTCGCCGAATCAGTAACAGACAATTTGATTCGTTATGAAGAAGCTCAAGCTCGCAAAAAGCATGGATGGGTAACAGTAAATGGAGCAGATACTGTAGTTACGGATGAAGCAGGCAAATAATATGGGATTCTTTATGGCTAAAATTCTCTTGTTCTTAGGTTTAGTAGGAGCAGCATATCTCGTGTATGCGCTCCTTTCCCAAACTGATGACAAAGAAGATGACAACAACGATGAAATGAAATTTTAGGAGGAGAAATAATGGACGAACTAATCACAAAAGTAGAGCAGTGGGCTAAAGACAAGGGACTGGATCAAGCAGATCCAAAAGCACAGTTTTTGAAAGTAGCTGAGGAATTCGGGGAAATAGCTTCGGCGATGGCAAGAAGTAATGATGAACTATTTAAAGATAGCGTAGGAGACGTTATCGTCACGCTGATTATCCTTTCCATGCAAAAAGGGACAAACGTACAAGAGTGTTTAGAAATGGCATACAACGAAATCAAAGGACGCACAGGGAAAATGGTAGATGGTGTATTCGTGAAGTCGAGTGATTTGGAGGATGTGAAATGAAATACGAAATACCACTAAGTGAAGCGGGCATTCAAGCAATTATCAATGGTCGGGAGGTTAACATAGAACTTCCTGATGGTACTGAATTAGTCATCAGACAAAGTTATTTGAAAGATATGGCAGCTCCAGTATTAATTGATCGTTTTAACGTGACTGATTCTGTGGTAGAGAACCACTTAAAAGAATTTCGATCAAGTATAGACAACACTTTCAGATTAGGGAGTTGATTGACAATGAACACCAGACACCGCAGAGTAGCAAAACTAAGAAAACAGGAACTAAATGTACTAAAGACAAAGTTTGAAAAAGAATATGGAATTTCAGCAGAAGAAACATATAAAGTGGCAAGTCAGTTTGTTGCTGATGCAAGTGATGCTATTCGTAAGTTTGGGATTTCGATATTAAATGATGATCGTAAATGGGAGGAAATGAGATGAAACTAAAAGACGGATTTTACGCTAGTAGTCACGGCATCGGCGGTTTAATGCTAGATATGCCGACAAAGAACCCTAAAACACGTAAGAAACCAAAAGTCAAAGTCGGTGACATGGTTCGCTGTGAAGCAGAAGAGTTCATTTATCCGTTTCGTGGATATGTAGAACACGTCTATAATCACTCAGCGATCATTCGTATTGAAAACACAATGGAATGCGATAAGTGGTTAGCGAAAAGCAAAGAGAATTTAGCTGTAGCGAGATTGGTGGATATGGAGGTTATAAACAATGAAGTTTAAAATCTTTGAAGAGGACACTCGTTATAAATTAGAAAAAGAATTAAACGATTTTGCGAAAAACAATGAGATTCAGCATATATCTTTAGCAACTTCTAAGAGAGGTTATGCAAATTACTATGCAGCTGTTGTGAGCTATGTAAGTCGAGAAGTGTAACTCGGCAAATAAAAAAAGCCGGATCGCTCCGACTGATTCAATAAATCCAACACATTTATTATATCACATAAAGGAGCGGTTTGACTTGATGCAATTGTTACGAGAGGTAGATTTCAAACAGACAAGATGTAATGCGAGAGATGTGCTGAAGAACTTTCGGCGTTTGGAGCGGATGGCAGGTCGCTCTTTGATAGATATTAAGTCGCCGATTATTACGGACATGCCAAAGGCACCGAAATATGGAAACAAGGCAGAAGACGCGATCATTCAGATGATGGATATAGAAGCGGAGAGAGACGCGATTCTAGTGGCTTTGATGGCTCTTAGTCTGATTAGTCGTCAGATACTCTACTACAGCTTCTGTGTGCCAGATAGCTTCTCAAACTACAGGATTAGCCGTGAAGTGGGTTATTCAGAAAGAAGCATACAAAGGATGAAGTCGGAAGCTCTAATAGAGTTTGCAGAAGCATATAAACACGGAAGAATAATTGCTTATAAATAGGGGGACCATATAATGTGGAAAGATTATGTATCGTTGAAAGAGTTGAAAAAAGATCTTGTTTTCAAAAGAATTGTAGAATGGTCAGAGAGTGAATTAATTTTAGAAGATGGAACCAAAATGGAAGTTGTATGTAGCGAATCAGATTGCTGCGCATGGGCCGAAGGTGAATTCAAAAATGTAAAGCTTGATGCAGTGATTACAGATATAAAGATTTTTGATAAAGGTAACCGTCTCTATAATGGTGACGGACATACCTCTTATGCTGAAGTCGTTGTTTATCATAATCGTAATGAGATCGCTAAAGCAGAATGCACAGCGAATGATGGGAATGGCGGCTACTATTATAGTGTTTGTGCTTTAAAGGTCAAAGACAAACTTTGTATAGTGACTGACGCATAA